GGGCATCTGATGAAATCTCCTCAAATTGTCCAAACAAATACTCAATATATCTATGTCCAGAACGCATACTACGTTCTTTCCACTCCTGTATTTTAATAGCACGACGCAAATCATTAATAGTTGTTGAAGATGCTCCTTGGAGATTAACCATTAAACCAGAATGATACAAAAAAGGTTCTGTATTATCATCAGTTGTTATACCAGCATTATGACCAGCAACTACTGAAGTTTTAACATATCTATCTGGTATAATTTGACCACCAGATAACTTCTTAAATCTTATTTGACCATCCGCTTCTATTGGCATATCTCCAACAATAGGTAAAAGAGTATCACCACCATACTGCGGAGAAGGCAAACAGGAAGTAAAATAATCTTTTGGCCAATTCCTATACAAAATTTTATACTGATAATTATCAAGTCCTTGCCCAAGTGGTAATTCAGGATTTATAGGTTGTAAATTTTCATCTCGATAATATTCATTATAAATTAACTGATATGCTCTAAAAGGTAGTGCATTTACTCTTATATCTCTATCTGGGTTTACATATCGACTCACATTTACACCAAGGTAATCATATAATGTACCTTCTTTATAATCATTATAAGGAACTTCCGACATTTGAATATAAGGATGTACTATATTATCCTCCATATCTTCTGCAATAAATTCTTGCCAATCCTCAAACACAATTCGATTAGGAACAAAAAAATAATGGATATAACAATCAATACTTGTATAGGCAGGAGCCACCATAGGCGCCAATCTAACAAATGTCTCTGCTGATATTCTAAAATCATCTCCCGGTAATACTTCTTGAGTTAAAATTGGTATTAATTGTCCAAAATCACAACTTAAATTATTTAAAAAAGATAAATTAAATTTATTCTTTTTAATTTTTGAAACAGGAACTTTATTAAACAAATAATTTCTAGTCATAATACAAACAAATAAATAAACTAACTAAATTAACTAATTGACTTTGTGTTAAATTTCGTTTTTGAACCATATCCTCCAGTTCAAAAATAAAACTATCAACTGATTTATCTAAATTCTTACTTTTTTCTTTCATAATTTTCTTCTTAAAATTTTTTGTCTTTTTCTTTTATAATCTAACTTTTTATCATATTCAAGCCGATAATCTACATCTTCATATATTAAATTTTTCTCCTGAAGAATACGATTCCTCTTATCGACAACAGACTTTTCATAAATTTTATCTCTTAAATATCTAGGCATATTAAATGTAAATTTTCCATTTTTTACAAAAAAACGAGTATCATCAGATAAATGCCACTTTTTAAAAGTTTTGACATAATTTTCTCCAATGCCTTTAGAAATCAAAGTAAAATTTTTGTCAGCATCTTTCGGTACAACTGCTTTTTGTATATAATACCCAGTGGTATACATGATAATTTGCGGGGCACAATCTCCGAACGACACATAACCTTTATTCCAACATTTTTCAATTTCATATTCAAAATCTATATCTAATACATCATACATCAAAAAAATACAGTGATAATGTGGTCTTTGAAATTTTCCACCATATTCTGATGAAATAAAATATTTCATCTTATAAGGTCTGCCCAACTTTTTACTTAATGACTTACGAAACGATTTAATAAATAATTGTACATCTCTTTTATAAACTACAGGTATATACTCAAATACTTCACTATAATCAAAAAAATCAACATCAGATTTTTTTACATATATCGCAAAATCATCTTTTGTCAACTTCTTATATACTAAATTTTCATCATTATAAGTCAATGTAACAGTAAAACATTTATAACATAAAGGAATTTCCCAATTTATCCTAACAAACCAATCATTTGATTTTCGTTGTAAACACGCTTCACATTTACCACAAGGAACATTAATATACTTTGTATATTTATCCGGATTAAATTTATATTGGGAATTTTCTACTGTAAACGGAGTCAAACATAACATTTTATAATCTATATCCACCTCGATTTATACGAGCATAAAGACGCTTAGAGCGATAATTAGATTTTCTTCTGTTTCTTCTGAAACTTCTTTTTCGATGATAACTTGCCATAATAAACTATTTTAAAGGTTTAATAACTTAAAAGGGACTTATAAGAGTACCTAAAATATTAGTAACTAAATTTACAATTTGATTTGGTGTATACCATTCCAATTGCTTAGACAACATTTCATTCCTCATTTGCAAATTTTTAACTTGCGGAAATCCCTCTTTTTCATATTGCTTTTGTAAAGCCAATTCTACTAATGTTTTTTGCAAACTAGGATAATCATATTTTTTGCGAGTAATCAACTCATCTGCACGAAGATTATAAACATTGGCTAATCCTAACAGTCTGTTTACTTCATATTCATACTTCTCACGACGCAAACCAGAACCATATATATCTGATTGATAACCAAACTCTATTCCTTTCAAACCTGCATTATAACCCATAATTTCAGCATTATACTTTGCTGCTTTCAAATTTTCAACTTTAGTCTTAATATCTAATATTTTATCAACAAAATCTAATGCAACATCATGTTTTTTAAGCGGAGCAGCCTCATATTTCGGAATTGCTTGCTGTAATCCGGGTGTAATTTGACCATAAATTAAATTAGGGTTTAAACCAGCATCTTGATATCTCTGCATCTGATTAACAGGCAAATTGTATTGATTTTGTTTTTCAATCATCGCTTGCTGTTGCTCATAACTATATTGTGCTTGTCTCATTGCAGCCTTATTGTACATAGATGTTGTTATAATGTTACCAATATTATTTAAAACACCCTCCGCTGCTTGTCCTGCTATATAACCAACTGGTGGCATAACTTATTTTTTTTCAAAATTAATAAAAAAAAGGAGAACTACAAATAAAAAAAGCAACTTAAAACAAAAAAATTAACAGAAATAAATGTAATTCTCCTTTTACTCATAAACACTTCTCTTTCAGACAAGTGTCAATTAGCACTATATATCAAGTAGTACCGTGCTAATTGAAAGTCTGATAACCGACGGTTTTTACTAAAGTTTCGCATCTGTTTCACTCGCTTCCGCTTCGCTCTCGCTCTGTTCATCAGTATGCGATTCTTTTTGTTGCTCACGCACGCTATCAAACATTTCGTCTAGAGACAGACGACCATCTGATATATCAGTTAAATCATTTACAAATATATCTTCAGATTCGTGAGTAGGATTTTCCTCATAATAAGAAGGAATTTCAATAGACGGCAAAGTATTATTCATAGAACGTCTCAAAATCTCCTTAATGGTAAATCCTAAAGAAGGTATAGTCAAACTAGGCATTTTAAATGCTTGCCCGTATGCAGTATAATCAAAATTATACTGCGTTACGAATTCAATTGTTTCTCTTCTTGTTTCCATTTTTCAACCAATTACTGTTTGCGATATATCAAAGATACGAAATTTAGTCAATTCACAACTAACATTCCAATTCATAATTTAAATTTTTAAATCATCGGTATTCCAAATTTCGGCAACTTGCGGAGCACCGAGATGTTATTATAAATGCTACAATAAAATTTATGTGAATCTAAACCTTGCACGGCAAACAACCGATTTTGTGACAAACGATTTTGATACTCTCCAAAATTAATAAATTCAGAGTTCAAAGTCGGCGTATTTAAAAATTGTCTTCCACTATGCCAATATTGTGAATAATGCTTAAAATCTCCATGTACTTCATCTAATGCTGTTTTATACTCTGCATATCTCGGCTGATAACCAAATACTTCCAAATTTTTAGGTAAATTACCTTGGTCATCTAAACCTACATTATCAGAATCTGACAAATACAATTCCTGATTTAAAACTTCCTGCTCGCCCAGATTAGCAAAGACGGGTAAAGCATAATCAAATTTATCAAATCTTGTAAACTTCCTATGAATACCTGTCATATATGAAGACCTTGGCATAATAGACATAATAGCAAGAATAAAACCATGTTCTTCTGATTTGAAATAAATATTTCGCATACTACCTATTGCAGTACCTTTACCTGCCAAATTTCCTTGCGGAGATGTATCCTGTTCAGTTGCAGAAGTCTGTTGTATCTCTGATATCAAAACTGGAGTTTTGCTGCCTCCAATATATTGCGGTCTCTGTAGCC